AATATTCCGGAATGGAGAACTTTCCGGTAGTAGCCACGATCAAAGCCCTTGGCGGCGCAACGGCCGTCGCGCGGGCTTTGGGCATCGGTGAACAAACGACCCATAGCTGGGTCCGTTCCGGCCGTCTGCCCGGCTGGCGCATCGACCCGCTCAAGCGCCTTGCCGAGGAATCTGGCGTCGATCTGAAGAAGATGCGTCGGCTGGAGACGGCGGTACGGCAGGAACGCGCCGCCAAGCTCGCCAAGCGCAAGCGTCGGGTGGCGTAGCCATGAAAAAGTCCCGTGGCATCTATGCGCCTCGCAGCTTCGGATCGCTGGAGAGCAAGCTTGAGGCAAACTCGATGCCCGAGCCCAACTCTGGCTGCCAGTTGTGGCTGGGCCGCGTCGATCAGGATGGTTACGGGCGGGTCAGCGTGCCGACGGGCCGTCAGATGGCCACACACCGCGCCTCGTACCTCTTGGCGCACGGGCCCATCCCGGCGGCCCTCAATGTCTGCCACAAGTGCGACGTGCCGGCGTGCATCAACCCGGCTCACCTGTTCCTCGGGACCGCCAGAGACAACGTAGACGACATGGTCCGAAAGGGCAGGGCGCGCGCGAAGGCTCATATCGGTTCCTTGAACGGGAGCGCCATACTCGATGAAGCGCGGGCCGTTGCGATCCGGGAAGCGCGTGGCACGCAGCGGGCCATTGCTGAGAGATTCGGAATCTCTCCGACGACCGTTTTCATGATCAAGAACGGCCGCTCTTGGACCCACGCACGGGCAGCCGCATGAAGATCGACGCCCCCCGCATCAAGTCCTGGGTCGAGCGCATCGAGGCGCTGATGGCCGAGCGCGCCGCGCTGAACGGCGACATCCGGGACATCTTCCTTGAAATCAAGAAGGGCGACCACGACGCAAAGGCGATCCGCAAGCTGATCCAGCGGCGCGCTCAGGACGAGGGACAGCTTGCCGAGCAGGATGCGTTGCTGGCGGCCTACACAGACGCCGTGGCGGGCAAGATCAAGGCGCTGGAGGCGGTTCGCGCGGGTGCGACGACCAAGGAGGCCGCCAAGATTGCAGGCATCTCTACGGGCGCCGTATCGGCCGTTGTTCACGTTCAAAAATCACGGAAATTGAACGGGGGCGAAGTGCAAAAAGAAACGCTGGCGGAACCGGCGGGTGATGCTGAGGCACCTGCGGAAACGAGCGCGGACGGCCTCGGCGTCACCACCATCATGGAGGGGAGTGCGCCCGTCGCCGCTGGCGAAAAGCCAGTGCCCTCCGCCAATGCTTGCGGTGGTGGAGAGCACCACGCCTCGGAACCGATCTCGGGGACGCCCAAGGCAGCCGACCGACGAGACGCCGGCGTAGCGCCCGGCCCGCAAGACCCTATTTGGGATGAACTCGCGCGGGTCAAGCGCGACCTCGATGATGCCGTTCGCCTCCGCGTGCCCGCATGATCCTCGACATCGCCCTTGAGGTCACATGGGAAGTCATTTCCTTCACCGCGCCTTGGGCGATTGCGGCGTTGATTCTGTTCTTCGCTGAAATGGTGATGGAGACATGAGGAGGGGTGCCTCGCTACGCTCGGGGGAGACTGAGGCCACACCTTCCGCCTCCAGATCCCAAAAGGTTGAGGCAGCCGCTTGGAGCGGGGCGCAATCGCGACTGCCTCGTGTGAGCGGGAGCGCCCACAATCTGAATAACGAAATCGGCGCGAGGCCACGGCCCGCCGATCAGCGACGCCGTTCCTCCCCGGTTGCGTTCGCTGGCTCCAGTCGCAATTTCTCCCCCTGCGACTGGAGCAATCTTGCAGCCATCCACCTGAGGGGTGGCACCTTCCCCGCCGTTCTCGACCCGTGTGATTCGGGCGGGGGCGGCGGGGGCCTTTTGAATTTCGACGCGAGCGCGTCGCCCTGCTTGGCGGCTGACGATGCGGCTCGCGATGTTGCCGAGAGAGTTCCATGTGTCGGCCTTGCTCATGCCCACGAAGGTAGGAGCAAGCATGTCCGAGTTTCAGGAAAAGCGTTCCGCGTTGAAGGAGAAGTCTGCCGTGCCTGCGTCTGAATTAGCACGAACGATGCTCTGCGAACTGTCCGGCCCGCGCGGCTGGAACGACACACGCGAGAGCTGGCTGGCTCGTGGCGCACGCCGCGCCGGCATGTCCATCCGGCGCGCTCGCGCGCTTTTCTACAATGAACCGTTGAGGCTGGGGGCCGATGAATACCTTGCGATCGAGCGCGCTTATCAAAGCGCCCATGCGTCTGTGGCGCGAATTTCAACACTGGCGAGCCATGCGGATCTACGCGCGGGTGATCGCGATGGGACCCGAAGCCGAGGCGCTGACGGCGAAAGCTGACCGGCTGATCGGCAAGAACGTGAAGCCGCCGATGCCTCTTTTCGACCGAGATCAGGCGCAGCGGGCAAGAGACGCAGACGGACAATAGAGGAGGCAGGGGATGGGCATCGCAGTCGAGAAGCTGGGGATATTCGAGAATGAGGGGGTGGCTCAGCCGCAGACGGCTTCGCGGAGTCCTGCAACCTCTGCGCCCGCCGTCATTCCACACAGGCGCGGCCCCGGCACTCCGTTTGTCACGACCGAGCAGGGGATGCTGCGCCGCAAGCTCGCTGCGGCGGGCATCACCGTCGTCAAGCGCCGCAGCCTTGCCGAAATCGAGGCCGACCTGCGCGTGGCTGAAGAAACGGTGCGGCGCTACAAGCGCGAGCGGAAGTCGCTCGTCAACAGCGAGGCCCTGAAGCGCAGCAAGCGCAACCCGGAGTTCATCCGGAAGTGGAAAGAGGGCGTCGTTGCTGGGTGGGCCGATCCGGTGAAGTCGGAAGCGCGCCGAGAGGCCGCCAGACAGTTCGCCATTCGGCAGCCGCGCGTTCTGCCGCCAATGACCGCCAGCCAGCGCGAGATTTACGAAGTCGCCAAGAAGCGGGGGCTTTCCAGGGAGGCGGCGCTGGCCGCTGCGAAGACGCCATGAACACAGGCAGCGAGCGCATTCGTCCCGAGGTCATTTCAATCACCTTCGGCAACGAACTGTCCGTGCTGATCCGGGGCCGTGCGCGGGCTCAGGGCGTGAGCTGCAGCGAAGTGGTCCGCGACCTGTGCGCCACGGCCTTGGGGGCAGAACAGGCTCGCACCGTTAACATGGGCCTGATCGCGGCGGCCTTCGGTGTGGAGCTCCGGCAGTGAGCGCCGTCGTTCCCGTCCGTGAAGGCGCGTCCGTCGTCGGCATGTTCCAGCACGCAGGGCGCTTCTACGCCATCAGCGTGCCGCACGAGACGCTGGGCCGCGCCATCACCTCTCTCCTCACGCACGGCAACAACGGCCCGTTCTCCCTCGTCTCGGGAATCGACTTCGAGGAAGTGCAGCCGATCGACCTGCCTGCCGAGCGTCTTCAAAAGCTGGAGCTTGTCCCATGATCCTCACCGAGGAAACAGCACGGCGCATTGCAGACAGATTGGAGAGGGGGAGTGGCTACGCGCCTTTGGCGCTTCGCGGAGTCCTGCAGCAATTACCTGCCGACGCATAAGGAGAAACGCATGAGGGCTGTCGCCGCCGATCGCGCGCCTCGTTTCATCGACGTGAAAACCACGCGAGCCGCCAACGATTGGTACATGGAACAGGCAGACGCGCCCGAGGCGTTGCTTCGTGCCGAGCGCTTCTCCGGCTTGTCGTGGGACCCGGCGTGCGGCGTCGGAACGATTCCCAAAGCGTTGATTGCGGCGGGCCTCCGATGTGCTGGCACCGATCTGATATATCGCGGCTACATCGGCCCCGAACAGTACGCCCCCATGGATTTCCTTGCGGCCGAGGCCATCCCCGACGAAGTCGCCAACATCGTCAGCAATCCGCCATTCAACCTCTCCCGCAAGTTTGCCGATCGGGCCTTGTCGATCGCCACGCACAAGGTGGCATTCCTGCTTCCGCTCACGTTCCTTGAAGGGCAATCCCGTGCGCTCTGGCTGGAAACGACGCCGCTCGCCCGAGTCCATGTCTTTGCCTATCGCGTCTCGATGCCGCCCGGTGAGCTGTTGATGAGCGGCGCTGTCGAACCGACCGGTGGAAAGAAGGCCTTCGCCTGGTTCGTGTGGGAGCAGGGGTGGCGAGGTCCGGCGCAGATCCATTTCCTCCATCGTCCTGAGCAGGAAGGTCTGTGATGCAGGACTCCCCGAGCGCAGCGAGGCAGTGACATGAACAAGCAGACCCTCCGCCAACGTCACTCCCTGTCCCTCTACGAAGCCGAGCGGGAAGTACGACGCGCCCGCAAGCGTGCCAAGCGCGGCCGTCATGGCGACAAGGTGTTGGCTCTGATCCGGCTGCGTGATGCTGTGACGGCTGCGCTCGCGCTGACGCCGCGAAACGGAGTGCGGGCCTAATGATTACCAAGCCCTTTTCTCAGGACGCCAAGCAGCCTGTCATCGCCGCCCGGCTGGAGCGTGAGACCTACGACCACCTGAAACGCATGGCTGAAGAGCAGCGGCGTTCGCTCGGCTCGCTGGTCCGCATCATCCTCGAAGACTTCACGGCCAAGCCATGAAGCGCCCCTCCAAGTACAACGCCAAGCCCCAGGTGGTGGACGGCGTGAGGTTCGCGAGCAAGGCGGAGGCCAAGCGCGATGCCGAGCTGAAGCTATTGGAGCGCGCCGGCAAGATCGAGTGCCTGGAGCGTCAGCCCGTGTTCCCGCTTGTCGTGAATGGCGTGAAGATTGGCAAGTTCACGGGCGACTGGAAGTACAACGAAGAGATCAACCACCGCGTCTGGTGCGTGGTCGAGGATCGCAAGGGCTTCTCCAAGGGCGAGGCGTTTCGCCTGCGTTGGAAGCTCGTGCAGGCCCTTTATCCCGGCTACGTCTGGAGGCTGTCCTGAACCATTCACAGACTTATCCCTACCATATGTTGCGTGTTTCATGGTATGTTCCTGCCGGAAGTTGGGACGCTTCACGTCCTTGCCGCCAGCAGGCTACAAGCCAGTTGTCGGATGCCCCTGTCCGTAAGGCTGGGGGCCGCGTCCTCTGGAGCGGTTCCAACATCCGACACCACCATCCTCGCGCGTCTTGGAAAGCGGGCGGGAATGGGTAAGCCAGAGGACGATGACGTGAACCCATTGACGCCAGAGGGCTGCGATCTTCGCGGCCTCGAATGGATGCCGCTCTATGGCGGCAGACTGTTCGGATCAGACTTCGACGCACACGCGACGGACGCCGAATGGCGCGCCGCGCTTCAACTTTGGTGGGCAGCCTGGAACCAAGTTCCGGCCGCCAGCCTCCCCGATGATGACGTTGCGCTATGTCGGCTCGCAGGCTTTGGCCGCGACGTGAAGGCGTGGCGCAAGGTGAAATCGCGGGCCTTGTATGGCTTCGCTCTCTGCACTGACGGCCGCCTCTATCACCGCGCGCTAGCCGCGTTCGCCATCGATTCGTGGCAGCGCCGCCTCAAGGATCGCGAGCGCAAGGCGAAGTATCGGGCGCAAAAAGATCAGCCACATAACGAGGACGGAACGCGGACGGAGACGGGGACAGGACGCGGACAAGGGGTGGGACAGCCGCGTCATGGAACGGCTGATGAGAAGAGACAGGATGAGACAGGACAGGACGCGACCTTAAAGACAGAGGGCGCTGACGCGCCAGCAACGCAGGAGGCCCCAAGTGAGCGACCCTTCAAACTCCCCGGAAACTGGCAGCCCTCGCAGCATGGCCGAGATCATGCGGCGGACAAGGGCCTCGATCCCGCAAGCAGCACCGAGGCGTTCGTCGATTACTTCACCGAAGGGCGAGGCAAGCGAGAAAAGCGAACTGCTGCCGGTTGGGAGCGGCGTTTCTGCATCTGGTGCACTCGCGACGCTGAAACCAAACGGCCCGCTGGCCGCCTTCGGCCTGCCTCCACAGGCGGGGATGCTGGAGCTTTTGCTAGAGCCGCTGCTCGTATGGGGGGAACGGACAGTGACGGGTTCTGACGGGCAATTCGACGGCACCGAGCGCACGGGCGTTGCCGTTGTGCACGGCCATGGCCGGGAAATCATCCAGCACGCGCTCGAGCAGGTGAACGAGATTTGTCGTCCGTGCCCGTCGAATCTGGCCGCCCAAAAGCTGGCCGAGCTTCGCGTGCTGACCATCCATCGCGCCCGCGACAGCGTGGACGTGGAGCTTCTGGCCGGGGCCTACATGCAGCGGCTTGGCGAATACCCCGCCGACGTGGTGGTGGCAGCGTGCGATGCCTGGAGCGACCGCGAGGAGTTTTGGCCGTCGTGGGCCGAACTCAAGGCCGAATGCGACAAGCGGATGCGCGGCCGACGCCAGATCCGAAACGCCTTGTTGGAGGCTCTTGGGCTATGAGCGATACCGACGACACCCCAATCCGCCAAGAACTTGGCATGCGCGCTGCCCGCAAGCGGCGAAACTTCTACGCTTGGGTCCAAGGGCAGGGCGCGAAGATCAAGGCCGCCCGCTCGCCTGCGGTCTACAACGCCTGCGTACTAGCCGCTGCCAGCCTATCAAACCACGGCGACCGGGTGATCCTCACTGCTGAGCAGATCAAGGTTTGCGAGGACCGGGCTTTATCGGCCTGCCGTGTCGCGATGTTCGGCCCTCTCCCCCGCACGAACGAACAATGGACGGACCAGATCGAGCAAGTCCGAGCCTCGTGGACCAATTCTGAAAGGGCAGCGGCATGAGTGATCTGGTTGCCCGCCTGCAAGCCCTTACAACGCTTCGTTACGGCGTCGATTGCAAATGCGGCAAGTGTCAGGCTGTGCCGCTGGCGTTGCTGCAGGAAGTCATCGGAGAACTGATGGCGGCGCGGCTGATCTCCGACAACGAGCTGGCCGAGGCGCAAGACGCCCTTGAGACCATCCAGGCCACGTTGCGGCATCGTGGGCAGCCTCAAGATGTGACCTTTCATCGTGGCTTGAAGGCGCTCCGTGACGCCCGCGACTGGTTCTCCGGAGCGGCATGGATGAGGCGCCAGTCATAATTCGGAAGGTGACACCAATGGGACTCCGCGAAGCGCGTGAGCGCGTAGCCACCTCGTGGACTGCACAGCAGCAGGTGGCAGCATGATTAGAACTGGCTCAAGCCAAGAGGCTTTCGCGGAGTCCTTCAGCCAAACCTTCCGACGTTTAACCAGCACGGAGAAGACATGAAAACGGGACTAGCAATAATCGGCGGTGTGTGCGCGTTCGCGATCCTGATAGCGGCCCTGCAGTTCGCGGGCTTTGCCAGCTTCTCGTTCTATGCGCCGAAATACGAAGGGGTGCGGCGCGACGTGATGATCGAGTCCCGCGCCTATAGCGAGGCGACGACGCGGCAGATGTACCGCCTCAAGCTGCAATGGCAGCAGGCCGCAACACCGGACGAGAAGGCGACCATCCGCGCGATGGCGCTCCATGAAGCGCGGGCTTTCGACATTCAGCGGCTGCCCGCCGATCTGCAACTTTTCATCACTCAACTCGGAGGCTGACATGATGCGCTTTCTTTTCCTTCTCCCGATCCTGGCGCTCGCCGCCTGCAAGGAAGACACCTCTGGCTCGGCGCGCGAAAGCAGAGCGACGCAGCAACTGTCGGAACAGGCTTCGGTCGCCTCTGGCATGCCCGCCATCGTCAATTTCTCGGAGAAGCGGCAACTGAAGGCGATCTACGAACTGCGCGACACCGCCAACCTCGTGACCTACACCTACACCATCGACATGAACGGCAAGCGGCACAAGGTTTGCCCGACAACCTCTGTCGGCTTCGGCATTCCCTACTCGACGCAGTACACGGCGCCCAAGGCCATCCGCATCGCACGGGCGCTCTGGTACGACGGCACGCAAAGCACGGGCGCCCATACCTACGAGGCCGACCAGCCCGAACCGAACGGGCTGTACATGCCGAGCAGCGCAGACGGAACGTGGGTGTTGTGCCTCAACCCGGCGACGAAGCAGATCGCGCCGACCTACGTTGAGCCGCGCGTGGTCGTCTACCTGTTTGAAATGTCTTCGGTCGATTAGGAGCAGGAAGGTGACTGCTGAAGGACTCCCCGAGCGTAATCGCGAGGCACAACCATGAGGGGCCGCCCTTGGGGGGCCGAGGATAGCGCCACACTGGAGCAATGGGGCGGCAAGGTGTCAGACGCCCGCATTGCCAGCATGACCGGCCACGCCGAGATCACCGTGAGGAAGCGCCGCGAGGCCGCCGGGATTCGTCCAGTGTGGACGCGCCGTGATTGGCTGTTGGCAACAGCAGCGGGGCTTGACTTTCAAATATCGGATTCCGTTTATGTAACTATGTGCTGCACGAACGCATCCGCACCGCGCGCGAAGCGCTAGAGAAAAACACCGACAAGAGCGGTGGCGTTGATGCGTGCTGGCCTTGGGGCGGAAAGCGCAACCAAGGCGGATACGGGCTCCTGAAGTCCGGTGCGTTGGCGCACCGCGCCGCGCTGGAAACGCAAGGAACCCTGATCGGCCGCTGGCCTGTCTGCCACACCTGCGACAACCGCGCTTGCGTGAACCCCGCGCACCTGTACGTCGGGTCGCCCAAATCAAACACTGCTGATTCGATAAAGCGAGGCCGCCATACGCGCCCCGATTCGCGCGCGCTTCGCACGGCGGCGGCTATCGCCCGGCATCAGGTCCGCCGAGACCTCTGGCAAGAGGCCAATGCGATCGAAGAACACGATTTGCGTAGCGTCGCGTAACCCCTTCAACGGTCTCCATAGCAAGAGCAATAGCAGGAGAGAAAAATGGCTGGTACTCCGCAGATCCGAAACAGCGTCGCGGGAGGCAAGTTCTTCCAGCGCGGCATCGATGACTCGCTCATCAGCATGGGCAGCCGCATTGCCAACGCTCCCCCGCCGACCCTTTGGGCGCAGGCTCCCGCCGCCCACGACAACGACAAGTCCCGCGCGTTCGAGGTCTTCGAGGACTTCCTGTGCCCGGCCTCTGCCACGGCCTCGTCCTACATGGCGTGGACGGCGCTCAACGACGGCGGCACGGGCACCCCGGCTTTCCAGGATGCGGCGGGCGGTATCTTCAACGTCGTCACCGCTGCGGCTGACAATGACTACGCCGCCTATTCCAGCGTTGCCGAAAACTGGAAGTTCGTGGCCGACAAGAACCTGTGGTTCGAGGCCCGTTTCAAGCTGGCGGAAGCCACCACCAACGAGAGCGCGTGGTGGTTTGGCCTGTCAGACACCCTGACGACCGGCGGTTTCCAGGCGAACGCCGCCGGCCCGTTGGCGAGCTACGACGGCGCCCTCATCTGGAAGGACGAGGCGACCATGCTGATCGACTTCGAGACCAGCAACGCCGGCACGCAGGCCACCACGACCAACATGGGCACGTTCGTCACCGATACGTGGACGAAGGTGGGCTTCTACTTCGACGGCGCCGCGACCACGAGCAACATCACGCCCTACATCGACGTGGGCAGTGGCTGGGTCGCCGGCACGGTGCAGCAGATCACGCTCTCCGGGCTGGAAGAAATGCATCTCGTGTTCGGCGTGAAGGCCGGACCAACGGCCGCAGCCGAGACGCTGCAGGTCGACTACATCCGCGCCGTCCAGCTCCGCTAAAGGACCAGACCCATGCCCGCTACCTTCCCCACGATTGGCGACAACTACGAAAGCTACGTCATCCTGTTCGATGACTTCATCAACCCGGCAAGCGCCACCGCTTCCGACTACCACGCCTATACGTCGACCAACGACGGCGGCACCGGAACCAACGCCTTCCAGGACGTGACCGGCGGCGTGTTCAACATCGTTACCGCCGCTGCGGACAACGACTACCAGGCGCTCTCCTCGATCGCTGAGAACTTCAAGTTCGAGTCCGGCAAGCGCCTGTGGGCCGACTTCAAGTTCAAGTGTTCCGAGGCCACCACCTCCGAGTCGACGTGGTGGATGGGCTTCACCGACACCCTGACCACGGGCGGCATGCAGGCCAACGCTGCCGGCCCGCTCGCCTCGTATGACGGCGCCCTGATCTACAAGACGCCCGAGACCTCGATGACGGTCAATTTCGAGGTGAGCAACGCCGGCACCCAGTCGACGGCCAGCGACATCGCCACCGCCGTCACCGCCACATGGAACCGCGCCCAGATCTACCACGACGGCGCGGGCAACGTGACGGGGCACTTCTACGACGGCGAGACCTGGTACTCGGCAACCCTGCCGCTCGCCCTGACGGGCCTTGAGGAAATGCACCTCGTGTTCGGCATCAAAGCCGGCCCGACCGCTGCGGCCGAAACGCTGCAGATGGATTGGGTCCGGGTCGTCTGCGAACGCTAAACGACTCAGGAGCTTCATGGCTAAGAAGGGCAGACCTTCTTTGTTCACCCAAGCACTCGCCGACCGCATCTGTGAAAGACTTGCGGCCGGCGAAACCTTGCGTGGAATTTGCCGTGACGATGACATGCCCGCAGCCCCTACGGTCCTGAGTTGGACGCAGGAAGAGGCATTTTCTGAACAGTACGCGCGAGCCAGGGAGAAGGGCTATGCGCAACTGGCCGATGAACTGTTGGAGTTGGCAGACGACAAGACGGCCGACGCTAACCGCTCGCGGCTGCAGGTCGATACCCGCAAATGGCTGCTGAGCAAGGCGCTGCCCAAGATTTACGGCGACAAGCAGCAGCACGAGCATAGCGGCACCATCAACCACACCATCAACGAGACGCTGGCTGCTGGCCGCGAGCGCGCGAGGCTTGCCCGTGCCTCTTGATAGCCAGGCCGATCCCGCTTCCTCGTTTGTGGCCGAATACGCGCACGATCCGTTCGGCTTCGTCATGGCGATGTTCCCGTGGGGGCAGCCGGGGGCTTTGGTCGACAGGAAGGGGCCGGAGGATTGGCAGCGCAAGGTTTTGGAGGAGATCGGGGCGGGGCTAAAGTCTGGCGACGACGTGATTCGTGAGGCCGTCGCCTCCGGGCACGGCGTGGGCAAGTCGGCCCTGGTGTCGTGGATTGTTCTTTGGGCGCTCTATACCTGCCCAGACTCCCGCGTTGCCGTGACGGCCAACACCGAGCCCCAGCTTCGCACCAAGACATGGCCAGAACTGCTCAAGTGGTTCCGGCTGCTGGTTGTTGGCCGCGAGTGGTTCCAGGCGACAGCCACAAGCATCTATCGCGACGATCCCGAGTGCCGGGAGACATGGAAGGCCGACGCGCTCACCTGGAGCGAGAACAACACCGAGGCTTTCGCCGGACTTCATAACGTCGGCAAGCGCGTGGTGCTGATATTCGACGAGGCGTCGGCCATCGCTGACAAGGTGTGGGAGGTCGCTGAGGGCGCCCTGACGGACGCCAATACCGAGATTGTCTGGTGCGCCTTTGGCAATCCGACCCGCAACGTCGGCCGTTTCCGTGAATGCTTCGGCCGCTTCCGCCACCGCTGGAATCGTCAGCAGGTCGACAGCCGCACGGTCAGCTTCACGAATAAGGGCCAGCTTGACCAGTGGGCCAAGGACTACGGCGAGGACAGCGACTTCATGCGCGTCCGCGTCAAGGGCGAGTTCCCCCGCGCCGGCAGCATGCAGTTCATCGACAGCGAGCGCGTTCAGCAGGCGATCGCACGCGAGGCCGTTCTGGACACCAGCGACCCGCTCATCATGGGCGTGGACGTGGCAAGGCATGGCGACGACCAGACGGTGATCCGCTTCCGGCAGGGCCGAAACGCCCGAGGCATCCCGCCCATCAAGCTCCGCATCCCCGACCTGATGAAGATTGCAAGCCGCGTGCAGGAAGAAGCGGCCAAGCATGGCTGCCGGGGCGTGTTCATCGACGTTACCGGCATGGGCTGGGGCGTGCATGACCGCCTGCTGAGCCTCGGGCTTAAGGGCCTGGTGGCCGTGGACTTCGCGACAGGCTCCGACCGCACCGATTCATCGGACGCCACCGCCAAGTACGCCAATAAGCGCGCCGAAATCTGGGGCTCAATGCGCGAGTGGCTGAAGCACGGCTGCATCGACAACGATCCCGAGCTTGTGACCGATCTGGCCGCCGTCGAGTACGGCTACAACTCGAACAACGAGATTCAGCTAGAGCGCAAGCAGGACATGAAGAAGCGCGGCATGGCGTCCCCGGATGACGGCGATGCGCTGGCGCTGACCTTTGCCTATCCGGTGCAGACCGTTGAGCAAAAGGTCGATTTTAGCCGGCTCAAAAAAGGCATCAGATAATGGCCGACGATAGCAGCAATCTGACCCAAGAAGAGCGCCTGATCTCCGTCCTCCGCCGCGAGGAACAGGCCGCGCAACAGTGGCAGGATTCGTATCTGTCATCGCGTCGCGTGTCCGCCCTCAAGTATTACGACCGCGAGCCCTACGGCGACGAGGAAGAGGGCCAATCCAAGATCGTTACCAGCGAGTTCGCGGACGCCGTGGAAAGCCTGATGCCCA